AACGGATAACGGCATAACCATTACCACTTTTGTCTACATCGAGTTTCCACAAACGCTCATCACCTGATGCGTTGGTATTACTCATTTTTTCGACTTCCTTGACCAGTTTGGCGGTCAAAGAGCCCAGTTTGGATTGCTTTTTAAGATCGGCAAAGCCCATGTTAGATTACCTCGGATTTAGTTGGATTTGTAGGATTTACTTGGATATTATAACGAAGACAATATCACTTGTCAAGATACTGCTTAAGGGACTTGATGGTCTTATGCATGGAATCGAACATCGTGTTCATGTCAGTGTCTGTAGGAAAACCCATCAAAGCGATGGACTTTTTAATTTGTTCCTTCATCTTGATCGCATCTGGATCATCTGACAGCATCAAACGAGTATACATGACTTTCTGTTTATCAAGCAGAGTTGTCATTTTTGCAATATGTTCAAGTTTCTCTGCATTACTAAGAGATCCAAATCCAAACACATTCGCATAAAGAAATTCTTGCAATTCATTAATTCCCTTTAGTTCATCCTGAATGATTTCAGAATCAAAAAAATTACTCATTGATAATTTCCCGCAAAAGTGTTTTGTATTTGGATACGTTAATATTTAGAAAGGGTTTATATTTTTGAATTTTTAAACTGACGGTTTCCCACACTGGATCGTCAAGCTTTTTGTCAAACCGCTCTCTAAACTCAAAAATTATATCATAGATTATTAGATTTTCCAAAGAGAGATTTCCACCTAAAAACTTTTTTAGGATTGGTGGATGTCCTTTCGAACAATCGAAAACACTTTCTAATTCTTTGCTCGATAGCAATTCTTCCGACTGTTCTTTGAACAAGTAAGTCGAACTCTGTTTGCGTTTTTTCCAGTCGGCGTATGTCCTTTCGCCAGAATTGATAATTTCGCCAATCCATATGTTTTGAGGGTTATCTGCTGCAACGAAATTAGATACCAAAAAGTCTACAACTTCTCCATCAGAATACTTTCTAGAAGTTTTCTCGAACCAATACTTATCCTTCCTTTTATTGAAGGAAGTTACACTGGCACGAGTCTTTGCTCCGTACTTGAAGAAGTCGTATTTTGGATTTGTAAAATGATTTTTAAGTGACAAATAATGTTGATAGGTTTCAAAGGGAGTCACGATCATAAAGGTAATTTTGCTCTCGAAGTCTTTTTCATGAAATTAAGTTGAGTGGCATCCCACTTCAGTTTTTCTTTAAGTGGTTTAGAAACTAACTTAGTGATAGATTCTATCTCAAGACTATTAACTTCGCAATAGTAGCAAATAGCATCAATGTAGTTCATATTCTCTTCTGCCACAATCTTCTCTATCTCTAGAGCAAATTTAGAGGGAGTCAAGAATTTGTTCTCAATAACCTTTTCTAGTTCTTTGTTATTTTCCATAGAGTTCCATTTTATCTCCAACAAATTTTCTAATATATTTGCCGAGGAGGTTGATGTACTTTGATTTGTCTCGTTCTTCATAGACGACGCATTCTCCATTTTCACAAGCCATAATGATTACAAGTTTTTTGACTGGAATACCAGTAAGTTCATACAGCATACAACCATATGCCATGCACTGTACGAAATAGTGATCGATCCACTCTCGTGGTTTCGGTTTTGCAGATGTTTTAAAATCGATTATCGCTAACTCGCCGTCATATTCGGCAATACAATCAACTGTACCAGCAATACCAAGTTCCTTACTATATAGGGAACCTTCCAAAGCGTAAATATTATTTATACGTTTTAGGTTTGTTTTTGAGATTTTAAATAAGAAATCTGAAATTGGTTGAACCTTTGGTAGGTCTTCATTCTTAAGGTGGTGTTCTACCAGAGTGTGCATATCAGTACCACGACTAGTTGCCCGTTTCGTGATACGATCTGCTTCCTCATTGCCGACTTTTTTACGCCACTTAACAAAAATATCTTTATTAAAATGGCTGGTGATAGAAGTAATAGAAACTAATCGAAGTAATTCTTCTTCCGTTGGAACTTTATAAAAACGAACTCCATCAATCGTCTCTCTTTCAAGAGACGGGAGATCTAAATCAACATGATTAAACATTAAAAACCTGCTTCCATTTTTGCGGTAAGATATTCTTTGACTAAACCAGATCGAACAATATCATCTATACCAAACTCAATTATATCAAAGGATGGCATTTTACGCAATACATTCATAAAGTCTACGATACCATTCTTTTCAGCAGACTTAGTAAGATCAGACTGTCTAGCATCACCACAGAAACAGATGCGAGTATTTTCACCAACACGAGTGATAATACTATCAAGTTCGTGGAAGTTCATATTCTGGAATTCATCAACAATCACAATGGCATTATCAAGTGTTGTTCCGCGAAGGAATGATGTGCTCCAAAACTTGATTGTCTCTTGTGCTTTGAGATTACCATAAAGCATCTCAAAATCAGAATCTGTTGGCATCTGGAACATATACTTCACCATATTCTTATATGGGATTTGGTAGATGTCTGCCTTGTCTTCATGATCTCCAGGAAGGAAACCAATCTCTCTAGTTGCTACAAGAGATCTAACAATAAAGATTTTTTCGTAAGGTGTATTTTGACTGAGTACATCCTTAATCGCATTGAAGAGTGTGATAAAAGTTTTACCAGTTCCAGCACATCCATATGCTATAAGATTTTTTCCTTCCTTGTATGAGTTGAATAATGTTTTTTGATTTTCAGTTAGTGGATCGATATCCACAAGATAATCGGCATTAAGAGGCTTCTTCCTCTTCATCTGCTTTGCCGTGAGTCCAACCCCAATAGGTTGCTCTGCAGATGCTCTTTTTCTTCGTGCCATCAGATTTTCTTTACTCTAGAACCAGGTGCTTTTTGTGCTTTGCCAAGAACATCATTCCATCCAGGACACTTCTTACGAAGTTTATCTTTCCACTCACCCATCTCTTGAGAAGATGGACAAGTAGCAGGATCAGACCAATCTCTCTGCCAATCGGGATTATCAATTTTCCATTGATCCCAAGCATCCACACTGACAACTACTTCTTTTTGTTCGCCAGTAGTTTTATTAATAACGGGATAAACTGCCATAACTTATTAAATCACGATGAAATATTTAGACCCACTCCAGGGCTTCTGCAACAGTTGGAAACTGCTCTTTGAACACTTGTCTGCAATCTAATGCAAGTCTCATATGCTCTTTTTGGGTGCCGTTAGCAGTCCTCAGATCGATGTAATGAATCCAGGAGCGGCAGGAACCCGTCATATAGATTTTGGTGGGTGTGGCGAGTGGAAGCACCATCCGGGCACACTCCTTTGCCACTCCAACGTCGAGCATTTGACCGTAGAGTGCCATTGCAGAGTCAAATAGGGTCTTTGTCTGCCTCTCCAGTTTATCGACCGTTACAGGGTCTAAATCGTCAATAGAGTTTTGACGGTTCTTTGTATCCTGACGACGATATTCGGGAATAGGAATTTCTGCACCTAGCAGAGAAGAATCTGCATATCGCTGTGAAAATTCTTGAAATGTGAAGCTACGATGCCGGAGCACTTGAGCCGCGATAGCACGAGAGCAACTCAGTTCCAAAGTCATAAAAGACTGCTCAAACACACTCCAGTGATTGTGTTTAATGCAATAACGTAAGAGACCTGCATAGTTGTCATTGTCTTGATTGTTTGGATTTGACACACGAGCAATGTATGCCATTGTCTTTTCTGCATCAGGTGTGATGCTGACTAGTTTTGCGTTATCAGTCATAGTTTTTCTTTTTTGATTTTTTTGAGTTCTTTGTATGCTTCTTTGATGATTTTAAATGCTTCTTGTGGAGATAGTTTTCCTCCCATCTCCATAGCACAAGCAACTTCTACCCTTGTTCCAAAGTATGCTAGTGCTTTCTCAAAACGATCTTGTTCTCCGTACATAAACCTCCTTAATCGGGATAACCATCGTCGTCGTCAAAAATTTCGTCATAATCAAGATATTTATTCTTTGAATTTTCAGGTGCCATATATGCTTCAGTGTCAGAATAAATTTCTACTTTCAAAGCATCAACCAAAAGTTCCAAATTACGTGTAATAAGCTTTAATTTATCCTTGTCCATAAAACATGAAATAAGATCGTTCTGTTCAATTGTAGACAAAAAATGGAAAAATGTCAATACAACATTATATTGCCCGCAACTGATATTCTTTCAATATCTGGTGTCCTAAATGGCATCACCATATGAGTTAGAGTAGATGGGAATATAAAGAAATCACCTTTCTCCGGCATAAAATGCCTCTCAGGAATCACAAAAGGTTCTCTACATTCTCCAAACTTGAAAATAATACTTCCAGGTTCAGGGCATCTAGCTAGTATATTATATCTCTTCCTTTCAGTCTTTAGTTCTTCAGGAACTTGAATATAAAGGACAAAACTTAGATGAGAACCACTGTGATCGTGAGGTGGATTAAAATCATTTGCCTTTTGATAATTAATCCAAAGTGATGACACTTCCCAACGATGAAAACAAGGGTGTGTAAGATGATGACTTAAATTTTTAAAATAGGTTTCAACATGTTCTGCAATTGATCTCCGAAACCAATCAATAGTTTTTGGAGCAAACGCCCACTCATCATGCATCATGGCAACTAAGTTTGCCTCGGCATTATATTCTTCATCACCTCTTTTGGTTTCCCAAAGAAGATTATCTAAAACAGAATCCTCTACCTGCATTTTGCAAATTAAAGGACCCCAAGCAAAAGATTGATTTAACATAAGGAACACTATACAAAAAAGGGAGGAATATAATCCTCCCAAATAAATTATTTTCTTTTATTTAATATTGGATCTATAGTTAGTAGGTGATTAAAATAGTCTCGCAAATGGATACGATAACAGCTCCAATAGCTACAACCTCTGTAAACACATCGATAACAACTAGGTGGTCTATTATCTCTATCCATATCATCGTGATGATATCGATAGTCGCCTTTTGGGTGGCGAGGGACATATTCCATCAACTACCCCCATTTTTGGAGAAGTACTACTTCACCGTAAATAAGTCCAATAAATGCAGCCATACCTAAGGATGTTAATGCAATAACTTGCATGATCACCCTCCGACTACGACAACAGGCTCTTGGTGCTTGATTCCACGATAGATTTCGTTGAACCAGCGAGTCTGCTGTTTTGCCTTGATCTCTTCGCGACGCGCTTCGGTGTCGTAAGAGATACCGCGATAAACAACTTTAGCCATTTGATTACTCCTGAATGAATGGAAAATTAACCTTCTCACCTTTCGGTGGATCCGTGTTCCCGTTCCTTCAGTCGTTTGCGTCCCAATAACACTCAGGTGCAGATTCCTTAATGGTCTCTACCAACTCTATCTGCACAATTGCAGGTAGATCTTGATGCTTAGAAATCCGAATCATTAATTCATCGGCTTCTTTGCAAGTTAGCGTTGTGTATAGAAATAACTCTAACATGGGATGAACGCTCCGTTCCGCGACTTACTTGCGTCTTATGTCAACACTTGATTACACTCCCCTGAAACCTTTGATCTAAGATAAGCAATTAAGTTATACTTAGATTCTTGATTCAGATTAGAATCCAGTTGAATTTCAATGGATTTTTCTAACCACCTTTCACAACTCATGTGCCAACCGTAGGATGACGCATCATTATGATGGGCAAGGGTGAATGCCAGCAGAGTGCTGAACATAAGATGAACGTACTGGGATATTATAACCCCTGTTCTCTATATAGTCAAGTATTTTTGTAACTTATGATACAGTTTAAAAAACCTTATGGGTGAAATTTTTGCCGGGATTTTTTCCCCCGATATTTGGAATTACTTCTTCTTTTTCTTTTCAGAGTTATTCTCACCCCACAACTTTGGATTGTGTGTACCATAACCAAACTTGATTGCCTTGACTGCACCAAACTTATCGTAGTACATGTCAAAAATGTTGACATCTTTCTGCGATCTAGTTAAGTCATAACAAGTTTTTCCTTGAAACTCATACTCTACAATCGTTGCATCATTAGGTGCATCTTTAGTAGATACTTGATTGAGATTACCATTATCAATTAGGATTTCACACCCATACTTTGATTTCGATTCTTCCTTTTCCATAGGAAGCCAATTGGGTCCATCAGTCATTACGAACGACCACCCCAAATGATATCGGGATATGCCTCTGCAACAACTTCTTTAGTAATTTTATATACATCAGACAGTTTTTTATCCTTTGCAAGACATACAATTTCTGCCTCAAGAGGATGCAAACCTTGAAGGATATTGATAAGCATAGTTTCACGACGAATGTTATTCATCGCATCATTACCACCTTTAATGAAGTGATAGAAGTTTTTAAATTCTCTACGAATTGTAGTATGACCTTGCTTATCACTCGTACCTAGAGAGAAAGATCCAGTCTCATGCATACGACGAACCTCCTCAGTAATCTTGGTGCTGAGAGTTCCACTGTAAACATTCTGTTCGTCATATCCCTCATACGGAACTGGACCATCAGGAACAGCAGACTTTACACTTTCATCAAAGTTCCAAATAAAAATTGCTTTGAGTGAAGGATGCTCATACTTTTTTAACACTTCCACTTTCTTTGCCTTTGACCTTTGCTTTGAAACTAAGTCAAAGACCTCAAACATTAATGGATTGTTTGGAAGTTCAGGAAGCTTTGTACTAGTCTTCTTCTTCGCTGTTGTTTTCGTTGTCATAATTTTCAAAATTGAATGCAATAACTTGATCGGGGATTAAATTTCCATTTTCATCAAACATTTCGGGGTGAGTCATGGGAACTTCCCGATAATTCATCATATACTCTCTAGCAGTCCAACCAGCAATTACCCCCACAATGAGAAATAAAACGGTTAGGAAAGAACCAAAAACTAAACTAGCTGCTAACATCTTTTT